CACCAATACGGGCTGTTGCAGCTACAAGACGAATACCGTCTGGGGCTAAGAATAAAACATCACCACCAATTTCTTGGATGCTATATCCATTTAAACAGCCTACGTTAGATGTAATCTGTGAAACAGCCACAGAAGCCGAGTCATTAATGTTGTCTAACCTATGTATTGTATTCTGACAGAAAATATAAAGAGAATCACGGAAGCTTTTAATACCTGTGATTCTATCATCAATTGTTACTGAACCAGAACCGACACCAGTAAAATCTCTATCATCATTTGTTTTACTGTAATAAACAGTTGCAGGGGCGTTTGCCGTATCAACAATACAAATATGTTTGTTATGATTTTCAACATATGTAGCAGCAGCGGGAGTAGCTATTTCTTCGTAAACAAATACTCTACTAGCACCTGTACCATCAATATGGAAGTGTGCCATCTTGTCTGAGCCTGTTGCAATACTCAGCGAACCATAAGCACTACTTGTATGCCCAGTAGGTGCCCGCATTATTGCAAACTGAGCCTGACCTTGATTAGGTCTGTCTAATTCTGCCTGAGAACTGAGATTAGCTTCAGTAACTCCAGAATGACCTGTATCCCTATTAATCTGAGTCCATGTTGTGCCATCTTCAGTGTAGTAAATACTTGTGTCTACACATACAACAAGACCTAGTGCATAAGGAAAAACACCATGAATTTTTGATGTCCCCTCAGGTCTAGTTGTTCCATAATTAGCATAACCATTTATGCGCCTATATCCACCGTCCGGGTCTACTTCAAAATTAATTAGCTGCGTAGCAAAGCCCGGCTGTTGCAGCATATCAAACTGGTTAAGGTTAGTATTTAACCCTCCCCTACATGAAAGACCAAATGGTTGGGACATTAAACGTATACCACTCTATCGTCTTTAAAATATGATGGAGTAGGATCAAGAAGATTAGAACGCATGCTTCTTAGTCCTTTGTTATAGTCATCTAACGCAAATGCAGCAGCCTGTGGGTTATCTTTAAACTGCCAAATGTAATATCTTGCCCTAGCCATTAAGACGGGCTTGTATAAATCTGGGAACACTATTGTGTCTGAATATGCAGATAGTTCTGTTGGCAAATCCCAAGCATAGAACCAAATACGATAGGTCTGTTTAGGGATTGGGCTTAGTCCAAACTTACGAGAGTCTGGACTACGAATAACAAAACGGGGTTCTCCCCAAGTCTGCGTATCCGCATCGTCTGCATTTTCTGCGGTACGCCTAAAATCTTTCCACTCTTCCGTGGTTAAAAATTTTAGATTCTTAGAAACATACGGGGCAGTCTCACCAGTAACTCCGATTGTAGTTACATAGAAAGTATCCCAATCAATTGCACCATAGTCAGTTGTTACATCTGAACTAGCAGCTTTAAGTTCGTACCAACGTGTACCCGCAGTAGTTTCAACATATACGTTGCCATACATTGGGTCTGTTGTACCACTTTCCCCAGTAGCAAGAAAAGGCCACTTAGGTTCATAGTTAGCTATGTCTAAGTAACCTCTATTGATACAGTCTTTAGCGTGTTGCTGTATGCCTGTAGCTGAAGCAAAGTTAGCAGAAGTTAATGGAACTTCATTCAGTTCGCGTAACAGTTCATTTGTAACAGTTAAGAATGATGCTGCCATTATTTATCCTTTTTAAAGATACGATCCCAGTTTTTTTCAAACTGTTCTCTAGACACCTGACTTTTGCGGGGTCTACCTCTGTGCTTGTTTCTAGCTTTTAAATTTATGCCTTTCTTTCTCATAAAAGAATGGGGGCAGTTTCCTACCCCCACCTTCCTATCAACTATTAGTCAATAATGTAGTACGCACCGACCATTGCTTCGGGACGCAATACTTTAACACCGTGAACATGAAGACCACGAACGATGTCACCGAAAGATGACGGATCGCGAATTACTTCAGTGTTAACGATAGTCTGTGCAGTAGCAGTAGAAGAAATATGACCAGCCAGACAAACGCCAGTGGCATTAGACTGAGAAGGCATATTGTTAGTCTTGTACATGCTAAAGCCACGCAGCTTACCTTCAGCTACTAGACCATTCCTGATGGAACCCTGTCCACCGTTGTAGTCTACTGACAGCAGTTTAGAATCTGTCTGTGACAGTTCTTCATAAAAGTCAGGAGAAGCTACGAACCAACGACCTTCTTCAGGTACGCTCTGCTCGTCAAGAAGACGGGCCATACGCGCCATAAGATCGAGAGGATCGGTTTCACTAGCAACGCCAAGGTCTACCGCGCCAGCACCATCATAAGTACCAGCAGCAAGAGCAGTCGCAGAGTCAGCACCCAGAGTGTGATCGGGGCTTGAAGCTGACAGACCAGAGACCATTTTGCTAAATACATTTTCGTCAAATGCATCGCGGAGTGAATAAGCAGCAGAAGAAGCTGCAACTTCACGCCAGTTTACATGAGACATGTTAGCTTCAATATCATCTACGATGAACTTGAAAGCGTTAGCAGTGTCAACGACCAGAGTAATTTCCTGATCTGTCAACTTGGTCTGAGTTACGTCCTGACCACGCTCGTACTGATAAACAGTGATGGTAGGCTCTTTGATGATTTTAACAGAATCTCCATAAGCGGAAATCTCACCAGCGTAGTCAGTGTTAGTGACTGCTTCAGCAACCGCTGCCTTACGGAAGAAGTTAAGTACCTTCTTGCTGTAAACGGCAGGTAGGAAGAATGAATTGGCTTGACCACTTACGGAGTTAGCAAAGTTAGCATCAGTATCTGTTGCTGGTTCAAAATACTGATCGGCCTGATTATAAGCCATGATGTATTACCTCAATATTAGACAAAATTATCCTTTGATTACCCTGCCTTCAGAGATAGCTTGATTAATTTCATCTTCATATTTATCAAACTGATCTACAGACATACGGGCAATCTCCCGTTCTGTCCAAACCTTTGCTTCTTTAGCATCAACAGTTTTGGTCTTAGTAGAGACCATATCCGCTGCACTAGAGGTTGCAGGTCTAGACTGTTTAGAAGTTTTAGACTGAGGGATACCGTTTTCAAGCTTATACAAGTCAATTGCACGAGCAGCTAAAGACGCATTATTAGGATTGTTGTAAATCCAATCTTGTATTTCTTCAGGCTGTTCTTTGGCCCATGTGTGGAAACTATCATCTCCACGAATCTGGTCAAAGTCCGGGTGGCGTGACATTAACTCCGCTTCAGCTTCTTTCCGAGAAATATCTGCTTCGCGTTGTTTAATGCTAACCAATTCCTGACGAATATCTGCAATCTGCTGTTCGCTACGCATGTGCGCTACAGTTTCTACAGTTTCATACAAGTCGGGATACTTTTCCTTAAACTGTTCCAGTTCTTCAATAGACTTAGGTGCTTTATACTCGGGGGCTGCTGCCCTTGCTTGAGCAAGAAGCTGTTCCTCTTTCTGCTTGAACTCTGAAACACGTTTGTCATAATGTTTCTTTAGATCATCATACCTTTTCTTGTAATTTGTTTTACCTTTTTCCTTCGGGGCTTCAGCTTCTTCGCTGGAGGTGGCCTCTGGTCTTTTCGGGGTAAACAAAGTGTCGGCACTCACGAACTCTTTATCTGTTCCTTTGTGCCATTCCTTATCCATGTTGTAAGGATTAGCTTGTACTTCATCGTTATCCATAACTGCTTCAGTCATAATAGTCTCCAAACGGGGCTTGTTGTCCACAAGGTAGCCATACCAATTTAGTCTCGTCAGACAAGTACGGGGCTTGTTACTCCAAGGTAGCCGTGTTAACGAACACTAGGCATTCTGTTTGCATCTAACATTTGTTTTCTGATTTCCTCATCAGAAAGTGTATCGTAAGATGTTGTATCAGAGGGTTGCCTAGACATTAATCCACCATCATAAGCCCGTTCAGCATCATCCATCATTTTCTGGAGATTTTCGGGGCCAATCTGATCGGTGGCTTTTTTGGTGATCACAAACTCACCCGCAGACAATCTAGCGGGAATTGAATCTGACACACCACTTCCCGGGCCATCAACCATGCCTGACCCGGAAAACTCTGAGGCAGTCTCTACAACCTTGTCAAAGATTTGACTCAGTTGCGGGTCTTGACTCAAAGCATTCATTAGGTAGTCTTTTTCCTCATCTTCTAATGATTCATCAACTACGAAATCTATATATTCTTGCATCATTTCTTCATCTGGAAGCTGTGATGCCATCGCCTCATCCATTTCTTCGGGCGGGATGTTGGGGTAAG